GGCCGGCAAGCTCCGGACGATGAGGATGGCCAAGACGACGGACGGCGAGGTCTTCGCGGTGCTCACCGGCAACCTGATGATCGATTCGCCGGTGAAGCTCGACGTGCAGCTTGTCGAGGCGGACCGTGTGGCATCGCCACTGAACAGCCTGCAGCCGTTCCCGAACGAAGTCGATGGCATTCATCTCGACGCCTACGGCAATCCGCAGGTCTACTCGATCCTGCGACAACACCCTGGTGCGATCAGTGCCTGGCAGAATGACTTCGACTGGATCGATGCCAACGCCGTGATCCACTGGTTCCGTGCGGATCGTCCGGGGCAGCATCGCGGGGTGCCTGAGATCACGCCCGCCATTCCGCTGTTCGCGCAGCTAAGGCGGTACACGCTGGCGGTGATCGCGGCGGCTGAGACGGCCGCCGATTTCGCGGCGGTGCTGTTCACCGACTCCCCTGCCAACGGCGAGGCACAGGCCCTGGAGCCGATGGATGTCGTGGCCCTCGAGAAGCGGATGGCGACGGTGCTCCCGGACGGATGGAAGCTCGGGCAGATCGAGGCGCAGCAACCGGCGACGGCCTACGCCGAGTTCAAGCGCGAAATCCTCAACGAGATCGCCCGCTGCCTGAACCTCCCCTACAACATCGCAGCCTGCAACTCGTCGGGCTACAACTATGCCTCTGGCAGGCTCGACCACCAGACCTACTACAAGTCGATCCGGGTGGAGCAGGCGCACCTTGGCGAGGTGGTCCTCGACCGCGTCTTTGCCGCGTGGTTGCAGGAAGCGATGCTGCTCAACGAATTCGCCTATCTGCGGCAGGTTCGCAACACCGTCCCGCACCAATGGTTCTTCGACGGCACAGAGCATGTGGACCCGCAGAAGGAAGCCAATGCCCAGGAGACGCGCCTCAAGAGCCACACGACCACGCTGGCTATCGAGTATGCTCGGCAAGGCAAAGACTGGGAGACCGAGCTTCATCAGCGGGCCAAGGAGGTAGCCTTGATGAAGGAGCTTGGGCTGACTGTCGAGTCGGCACCCGACAAGAATCAGGAGATCGACACCGATGTCGCAGAAGCTGCTTGAGTACGTGACATTCATCTGCCCGCTCACCGTGGAAGCCGCCGGCGACGCCGAGAAGGCTGTGCCGCGGTTCCGGATGGTCGCGTATACGGGCGGCCCGATGCGGATCGAGGGCTTCCCGCATCCAGTCGTGGTCGACCTCGAAGGCCTCGCCATCGACCGGCAGGACATCCCCGTGCGGCTGGACCACAGTCCGCGTCAGGGGGTAGGCCACACGCAGCGCGTCGCCGTGGAAGGCGGGCAAGTCATCGCCGAGGGTCTGATCAGCCGTGATACGTCGTGGGCGCGCGACGTGGTCAAGAGCGGCATCAACGGCTTCCCGTGGCAAGCGAGCATAGGGGCCGTCGTGATGGACGCCGTCTTCATCCCCAACGGCCAAAGCATTACAGTGAATGGCCGCACCTTCACCGGCCCCATCCACGTGGTCCGCAAGGCCACGCTCAAGGAAATCTCATTCGTCGATAGCGGCGCCGACGCCAACACCACCGCGCGAGTCGCGGCCAACGCAAAGGAGACCAATTCGATGGACGAGACCGTAACCCCCAAGGACGTTCAGGATACGCCCAAGCCGGAAGCTGTGAAGCCCGGCGAACCGGCGCCTCAGCCTGCCGCTCCGGCATCCGCGCCCACGCCCGCAATGATCACTGCATCGGCGCCCGAAGGCGACCCGGTCGCGGCGATGCGTCAGCGGATGGCCGCTGAGACCAAGCGCATCGAGGCGATCCGCAAGGCCTGCGGCGGCAAGTTCCCCGACATCGAGGCCCAAGCCATCGAGGAGGGCTGGGACGAGACGAAGGTCGAGCTGCACGTGCTGCGCGCAAGCCGGCCCAGGGTGCAGACCGTGGTCAGCTCGCAGCGGCCTTCCGGCCCTGAGGTCTTCGAAGCGGTGGCGCTGATGGCATCGGGCATGCCGATGTCCCGCATTCAGGCCACATACCAGGCGCCGGTCCTTGAGGCCGCCGACAAGCTGCGCGGTGTCGGCATCCAGGAGTTCTGCGAACTCGCGTGCGGCCAGCAGCTCCCGCGATTCCGCCGCGACGCGGCCGGCTGGCTCCAAGCCGCCTTCAGCACGGTCAGTCTGCCGGGCATCCTCAGCAACGTCGCCAACAAGATGCTCCTCGAAGGCTACAACTACGTCGAGGACGCCTGGCGGCAGGTCTGCCGGATCGCCAGCGTCAACGACTTCAAGGAGCACAGCCGCTACCGGATGACCGGCTCCTTCAAGTTCGAGCAGGTCGGCCCGGACGGCGAGCTGAAGCACGGCAAGCTCGACGAGCAGAAGTACGGCCAGAAAGCTGACACCCACGGGATCATGTTCGCGCTCACTCGCCAGATGATCATCAACGACGACATGGGCGCCTTCACCGACATCCCGCGCCAGATCGGGATGGGTGCGGCCGAGTCCATCGCGGACGCGGTTTGGGGCCTGCTGCTCCGCAATCCCACGCAGACCGACGGCGAGGCCTTCTTCTCGGCCGCCCACAAGAACTACACCGAAGGCGCGGACACCGCCCTGTCGGTGGATGCCCTCACGGCCGCCGAGGTACTGTTCGGCGAGCAGATCAAACCCAACGGCAGGCCGCTCGGCATCTCGGCGAGCATCCTGCTCGTGCCGACCGCTCTCAAGGTGCCGGCCCAACTGCTGATGACCTCGATGCAGTTGAACGAGACCACCACGGCGAACAAGGGCAAGCCCTCGGCCAACCCCCACATCGGGAAGTTCACGGTCGTCAGCTCCGTCTACCTGGCGAACACAAGCTTCACGGGCTACAGTTCGAAGGCGTGGTATCTGCTCGCCGACCCCAACCGCCTGCCGGCCCTGGAGGTCGCGTTCCTCAACGGCGTGGACCGGCCGACGGTCGAGAAGACCGACGCCGACTTCAACACGCTCGGCATCCAGTTCAGAGGCTACATCGACTTCGGCGTCCGCGAACAGGACTGGCGCGGGGCTCTCAAAGCCAAGGGCGAGGCGTGATCGGCTGGTGACGAGGCATAGCGTGCCGCTGGCCACGCGTCGGCGGCACAGACATCAATGCGGACGCTACGTCCGCCTACAGGAGACCTGATCAATGGCAAAAGCAAGGTTCGTGCAGGATGGTCAGTCAATCGACCACACGCCGCTTGCGGCCGTCACCGCCGGCGACGTGGTGGTTGTCGGCACGGTTCCGCTTGTGGCGAAGGTGGACATCGCCGCCAACGCCCTCGGGGCGCTGTCGGTCGACGGCGTGTTTGACGTTGTCAAAGACACCAGCGCCTTCTCGGCCGGCGACGCCGTCTACTGGGACGAGAACGGCAGTCCCGTGGGCGGTGTGGCCCTCAGCGGCGCCGCGTCGAGCAGCCCGTCAGGCAACCACCTGATGGGCCTGGCCATCGCGGACGCCGGGGCCGGTGCAACGGCCGTGCGCGTCAAGCTCACGGCGGCCAAGCGCACCGCGACCATCGCGGGCAGCGTGACGGCGGACGACGTTACCGGCTCGGACAGTTCGCTCGGCATCGCCGGGAAGGCCGGCTCCTCCGGTGCCGGCGGGGCCGTTGCGGTCGTGGGCGGCGCCGGCGATGGTGCGGCGGGTGGTGCGATCACGGTCACGGGCGGTGCCGGCGGCGCGGATTCGGCAGGTGGTGCCGTCACCATCGCGGGTGGCGTGCCCGCCAGCGGCAATGCGAACGGCGGGGCCTCAGGCATTGCGGGCGGGGCCGGTTCGGGAACCGGAACTGGCGGAGCGGCCAGCGTCACCAGCGGCGCATCCGCCGGTGCAACCGGCACAGCCGGCAACGTGAACATCGATTGCGGTGCAGCCGCGGGCGGCACCCCGGGCACGATCAACATCGGCGCGGCCAACGCCGGGGCCATCGCCCTGGGCAAGATGCCGAGCGTCCCGTCGGCCACCGTCGCGGCCGCCGGATCATCGCAGAGCGATGCGGCTGCCATAGCGGCCGGCTTCACGCTCGTCACGGCCGCGAACGGGACCAAGGGGGTAAAGCTGCCCGCGGCCGCCGCCGGCAGCATCTGCATCGTGAAGAACATTGACGCGGCCAACGCCGTCCTAAAGGTCTACCCGAACACCGACGACGCGATCAACGCCATCGCGGCTAACGGGGCGCTGAGCATGGCGGCCAAGACTTCGGCGATCTTCGTCGCCTACGATGCGACGACCTGGTACACCATCCCGCTGCTGCCGTCGTAACGGAGCGTGACGATGACTGACCTCCTCCGTCAGGGAGCCGAGTGGCTGGAGCAGATGCGAAAGAAAC